GCTCCGAATGATGCTTGTAAACTTTCTACTGATTTACCTTTATATGTCGTGTGCCAGACAATTCCAACTTTAGCGTTGTTAATTTCTTTACCGATCTTAGAGTTGACAGGTACAGCGTACATGATTGTATTAGGTGTGAATACATAATGTGATTCACCATCAATGTCTGTTGTAGTTACATCATCTGTAAACATTAAATCACCTTGTAGTATTTCATTCATACCTAACTTTGGAAACTCGGCCAAACAAACTTTTAGTTTAGATGCTAACTCACCACTCTTATCCGCGTCAATGTCTTCGTCGCTATGATAGTAAGCGCCCTCAGCGTTTCTCTTACGAAATAAACTCTTAGTAGCTACAAAGAATTTACCTGTCTCTGGGTGAGGTCCCGCGAATACAGCTGGTGCTCCATCCCATTTAACTGTAACATTCAACTTAGACTTAGAACTACCCGCGAACATATCTCTTAATGATTGTAAAAATTGTATTGAACTACGACCACCAGCAATACCAAAGTTTAGAATTTCATCTTCTAGATGTTCTAAGTGTAAATTCTTACCGGCTGCTTCTGTTAAAAATTCCATTACTTCAATGATCCTTTCCAATTCTTTGTAGTTGTATTGATCTCAAACTTTGTACTAAACCCTGAACCTGAATTTGTAGCTATTCCAACAACATTCCATTTCGGTTCTGGTGGCATACCTTCTAAACTTTCTACTAATAAAATGTTGATACTATTATATTCTTTACCAGCTACTTTCATAACTTTGATTACTAATACAGGGAAATCGTTATATTCTTTTCCTTTCTTAGCTAAGTCTTCTACTTTTTTCTTCTCAAAATCATCTCTCGTACCCATATGTTTCAGTTGATTACCACCATAAACAATTACTAAAGGTAAAGCTGTGTTTCCAAATCTTGCTTCTCCTTCGAATTCAGCGGCTAAAGCGAATAATGATGTAGACAAGTTTTCATAACTACTCATTTTACTTTCAACATATTTTAATATACCTTTAATATAATTCATTCCAGCCCAATTAGAAGTCAATTTAAATACTGTATCAACAGGTGTACCCAAACCTAATTGTATTGTATCACCTTCTTTCATTGAATCAAGTTGTTTCAGTTTCTTTAAATCATTTGATGATATAGATGTATCACCACCTTCAATTATTACTATTGGGTCTATTGGTCTATCTTTTACAGCAAATTGTGAATTCAGTTTACTAGCTAATTTTTTATTTTCTAGATATAGTTTATTGATAGGATCACCTGTCATAGCTTTATTGAATGTCTTTATCTCTCTTACTAATCCTTTCTTAGCTGAAACAGTTCTAGTACTTTCAGAAATAGTAGCACCTTGTGATTGTAATTCTTTGATAATTGAATTAGCTGATTTACTTATCTTACTTGATTTAATTTGTTTATCAGCAAATGATTTAGCGAAGTCATTAGCTGACTTAGCTAACTTAGAAAATACACCTTTTATTTTATTGAATAGAAACTTAGTACCTTTAGACACTTTAGCACCTAACTTAGATAAAACTGATGTACCTTTATTAAATATATCTCGTATACCTTCTGAAATAAGTTCAGCTTCAGTATCCCATTCATTATGACTGACTTGTATTTCTGTATTCTTTGAAGGTAAGTTAGTAGCGATACCACCTGTGAATCTAGAACTAGCGAACTTTCCGACTTTACCTATTCTAGCTGATCCCGCCTTAGCATCTTTCTTCAATGAAACTTGATAGAATTCTACAACTGATTTATTATTAGAATCGAGTAAAGTAATTTTACTTTTAGTAGTTGTTTCTATTCTTCTATGTTGTGCTTGTTTATCTAAAGTATTCATTTCTTTCATAATTTTAAATAAATCTTCTTTAGTACCTTTAGTTATCATCACAGCATCGGCTGTGTTTACTTTATCGGGATTCTGAACTTCAAATATCTCTGGTGCTTGATTGTAATAATCATTGATACTTCTATGAATGAAATCTTTGAAACTTCCTAATTGTTTCATTGAACTACCTAATTCTGTACAATATTCTAACATAATTTTATCACCACCATCAACATTAGATGTAAATTCTTCTATCCAAGATTTACATATCGGTGAAAATTCAGGGTGTGATAATATTTTTAAACCTTTACCCATACCTTCAACAATAGCACAACCCTCATAAATTTCTGTTCTGTCTGTAGCTGATTTAGGTAATGTATCATTAATTGATATGAATACATCTTCTTCTTTGAGTTCAAATGATTCTAATTTGAGATCAGGTTCTACTGTGTTGTGAGTTTTTGATAGACGATATAATTCATCACCTAATCTATGTCCGAATTCTGTATCTGATGGATAATGAGCTCCAGCTACTTGTCTACTGTCTCCGATTCTTTGACCGATTTCTAGTATATTCTTTCTATGTTCTAGTGGTACTTCGTCAGCTACTAATTGTGATACTAAACGACCTTGAGTAGCATGTCCTGATGGATATGATGGAGTACCAGCTGTCTTTAAAGGGAATGTGTCTAATGGTAGAGATAGTTTATTAGCTAAATCTTTAGGTCGAGGTCTATTGTAATATCTTTTGAGAGATAAGATTATCGGACTTGATTGATCAATTAAATCTCTTATTCTATCCCAATCTACGTCTATACCAAAGTCTTCTAAGTAATCTTTGAAAGGTTTGATGATCTTTAAATCATACATAACCATTTCATCTTGCCACTCGGTTCTCTTTCCACCTAATGAGATTAGATATCTTAATTCGTTGTGTGTTGTAGTAGATGTATTTTTAGGAAAGGGATACCCTTGCCATTCTTCAAGATCAATATCTTCGTAGGTTGGGAACTTTGTAGCTAATTGTTTTACTCTTTTAGAAGTTAATTTTGTTGGGTGCCCAAGTTTATCTAACTTATTTTCTACTGATTCTTCATTTAGTTGAGAGAATGTTTTCATAAGTAGTATTTATGTTAATACTATTTTTGAATTCTGTGATTAGCTAAGAACTTTTCAATCTCTGCTATAGATTCGACTAATTCTTCTTGTTTTTCTTCGTCTTTATGTGTTCTCTTAAGAACTATAAGTTGTTTTTTAAGCTCAACTTTATGGCTGAGTAAATCCATGAGAGATTTACTCTTTATTGTTCCTCTATCTTCACTAGGAGTTGATGATTTCATTTAACTGTTTAATTGTTTCGTCTGCAGTAGTATGTAGTATTCCTATACCACCCGCGTCAACCCAACATTGAATATTCTTAGGTCTATCGTCAATCAGTACAGCTTTACTATGAGCAAACGCCGCTTTTTGACTACCTTTGAATGTAGGTATTATGATCCAATGATCTGTACAATACTCTTTTATCCAATCAATTTTGTCTTTGATAACAATAGTTCTGTTAATAGTACCAGCCGCTGTTAATATCTCTGTATGAATACCTGAGTTTAAAGCGTAATCTACTAATTTCCAAGCATCAGGTAAAGGTTTTAATCTTCTGAATAGATGTTTAGAAGTAACTTCTCTTTTTCTATCGTTATACACATCAGCAACATCTGATAATCTAACTTTATGTCCTAGAACTTCTGAAAGTCCTGATTCAAAGTCAGCTAGAACTCCGTCCATGTCAATGAATAATTGTCTTACTTTTTTATTTTCCATACTGTTATTATACTAAAAGTGTACCCGCGGTTTCAATAGATTAATCAAAATTTAAATCTTTAGTGTTTTCAGAAGATATTCTTTTACCTGTCGCTGTATTGTCCATTACAGGTCCGATATCAACTAATTCATCTTGTGCTGATTGTTCAGTATCATAAAGTCTCATTTTCGCTTTATCAACACCCAATACAAATCTCTTATGATATCCCGGATCATTATATCGATTCTTTAACTGTTTGACCATAACTTGATCAAGTTCATCCATATCTTCTGTCGCTATCAAAGCAAACATGAAGTCTGCAGTCGCGGGTAATCCGAATGATTCAGAAGTATCTTCAAGTCCGACATCTGTAGATACAAAACCTGTTCTGTTTGTCTGTGTTGCTGACATAATCGGAACATCAAACTCAACTGCTAATCCTCTAAGTTCTTCTGCTATACTCTTAACATATGTGTAAGTGTTAACATTACTACCAGGTCTAACTCTGAATGATGCACATATATTCAAGTAATCGATAAAGATAACATCAGGTTTGAAGTCTCTCTTTAAATCAAGTTCTTGTAATAAATGTCTGAAATGACCACTATGAGCTGTCGCTGTCGGATATTCTTTGATGATCAATTTACCTTTAGTCTTTTCTCTGACTCTAGTAATCTTTTTCTCATACATCAACTTCGGTAAATCTTGTAGTTCATTCAAAGAGATGTCTAGTAGATTCGCGTCAATTCTTTCAGCGATCTTTTCTTCTGCCATTTCCATTGTAATGTATAAAACATTTTTACCTTGTAGTAAAGATGATGATGCACAATGACACATGAATAAAGATTTACCAACACCAGTACCTGCCATACATATATTCAATGTCTTATTCGGAAGACCACCTTTAGTGATCTTATTCATAAGTTCTAAGTCAAAAGGTATTCTTTCTTCTTCTCTATGCATGAACTCATATCTTGAATCCCAATCTTCGATAAAATCATGACCGATATTACTGTCAAAAGAAACTGATAACGCTTCTCTAAGAATATCAGGTATCTCACCTTGTTGTCCTTCTTTATCTTGAATGATTGAAATAGAACTCATTACACCATTGTATACTGCTCTATCTTTACACCACTTCTCTGTAGAATCAACTAACCATTCATCAGGTGTTTCAGTTCTATCTTCTTTAATCTCACGAATCAGAACCATAGTATCTGATATGAGTTGTTGATCCACACCTTCCATTTCATCAATATCAATGATGAGAGCTTCAGGTGTCGGTGGTGTCTGATATTTCAGAAAGTATTCTTTTATTTGTTTGTAGAGAAATTCTTCATCTCTCTCTTGAAAGAACTCACTCTTTATGTAAGGTAATGTCTTTCTTATAAAAGAATCATTCTGAATCAGATTCTTGAGTATCGTCTGTTCTAGTCTGGTTGCCATATTTAAATTCTTGTTTCGCTGCTTCGTCTAATTGATCAAGTACTTCTTGAGTAAAATACTTCTCAGGATTATTGTTAATAGTTTTACCAAATTGTGTTGTACCATCAGGTAATTCTACTCTCGTTGATGATTGTTTAAAGACACCATACTTGATCGCTAAGTCTAACAATCCATAGTATCTATCTAAACCTGTATCATATGATAACATTACATCAACCATTTTATTCTCAACTGTAAGTCTTGATTTCTCATTCTTACAATGAACAATATTTCCAATAACATCTTTTCCGTCTTTCTCTTTTTTCTTAGACAAGAAGATAATTGATGATGCAGCATACTTAAGACCTGATCCACCACCCATTACTTTCTTCGCGAACAATCCCATTTCATCATAAGTATGATTCGTTACGATTAATGGAACACCTGCTTTACCTAATTTAAGAGTTAATACTCTGAATGCACCTTTGACTAACTGTGCTCTCGTCATATCTTTTGTTTCAGAACCTGACGCTGTGTCTTCAATCTCTTTTGTTGTCGATAACATACCCAATGAATCGAGTACAAAACACATTTTCATTTCTGTTTTGTCTTTCATATATTGATCAAGTATCTTAATAGATTGAGTTCTAAACTCTTGAATTGTTGTAACAGGTACAATCACGATTCTAGAAGAATCAATTCCTCTTTCCTCGATCATGTCTTTTGTGATTGCACTTTCTGATTCAAAGTAGATAACTGCCGAATCCGGATTATCATCTAAGAATCTCTTACACATTCCAAGTGCAAAGAATGTTTTACCTGTTGCTGACTCACCAGCTAGTGCTGTGATCTTATTACTAGGTAATCCATCATATATTGAACCAGATAAAAGAGCGTTGAAAATATAAGAACCTGTATCAATATAACCACTGACATCAGCGGCTTGTACACCTTCTTCTACTATCGACGCGAACTCATTACCTGTCGTTTTAACTAAGTTTTTCAAATAACTCATAATATCTCCATTATTTATTTTTTTCTTTCTGCTTTTCTCAGAGCCCTCAGACTACTATCGTAATCTATATGTTGTCGTATTTCTTTTTTCATTGAATGAATTTCACCTAACACTATGAATAACATTATCCACGTAATTAGATGAAGTCCAAAAAATAGTATTGAAATTTCACTCATATATCTATTATAACAGCTTATGCTGTACTGTCAACCTCATTGTTAACCCAAGTATCTGATTGAATTCCGGCTTGTTCATAAGACATATCTACAACACCTTCATCAATTAATTTTTTACGATTAACCATATGAGCCGCTTGAACTTCTTCTTTTGAACCACCATAGTAACCTACAGCATGACCGTCTTCCATTAAGGCTTGAACTACACTACATTCTTCACCATTTCTATCAACAATAAAGTCACCAAGTATTCTTCCGAATTTACCTTTCATGTCTTCACCATCTCTATTAATTTGTGTTTTCAGTATTGAAGTTTCTCCTAACATATCTAGTAAAGCTTGTTTAGCTGCTTTACCAAAAACTTTTTCTACTTTATCTCTAGTTCTAGATTCTGGTGTGTCGATACCCATGATTCTAACTCTCTCGTCTGTAAGAGTTACACCGAATCCTAAATCGATATCAACATCTACTGTATCACCATCTACCACTTTGATAATTTTTACTCTATATTCGTACATTAATTACCCCTTTGGGTAATTAACTTCTACCCAAAAAATGAATCAAGTGTGCTAACTGGTTCAGTTGTCCACCCGATCTTATTTAATATTACAC